AGTCCCCACTGGGCAGGCCCGTCGCAGGCACCGTGGCGCCCAGCGTCTGATCCCACGTCACCAGATGGTTCAGCGGTGTGCTGCCGTCAGGGGCATAGCGCACCAGGAACGTGTCACCCGTCTTGAGTGCCGCGGCTGCTGGGGTGCCAAGGCGCGGCAGATCCGCCACCCGGTTCACCACCTTCACACCGGCGGTGGGGCGGAACTTGGCGAGGGTGTTGTCCTTCTTGCGCAGCCAGATGCACGGATCCTCCGCGCTGTAGTTCACCGCCAGCTCGCGCAGCTCGAGGTGCTCACGGCCGTTGGCATCCAGCGCCTGCGGCTGGCCCGTCTCGGTGCCGTCATCGGTGGGGGCCTTGGCGCCGCCGGCGATCAGCTCATCGGTCCCACGCCAGTTGACGATCAGCACCACTCATCCTGCAGCCTCAGGGCGAGGGTATCGAGCGGGCCTCAACGCTCATACAGCACCGACACCTTGCCGGAATCAAAGGTGTTGGCACCAGCCACCGTCGTCAACCGCAATCGATCCAGGACACCGCTCAACTGCACCGAGCCGCCACTGGCCATCGAACCGCCGGTATCCGAGCGGGCCAGGGTTGAACCGGCCACCCATAGGCCAGCATCCAGCTGGATCAGCGTCACCTGGAAATGACGCACTGCTGCACCAGCTGTCAGACCATCGATGGCAAAGCCCTGGCCCGTATAACCTGCGTCTCCCACATTAGCGGGATGTCCCAGATAGTTCGACACCTGGAAGCCGCTGGATGTTCCCAGCTGCACAATCACTAAATGCGTTCCATTGGTGCTTACGGAAGAACCGATCAATGTCAACCGTTTGACGCCAGGTGGAATGTTCAGGAAGTCAACATTCACAAGACCTGTTGCCGTCTTGACGCTATCAAGTGTCAAGTCGGATTTCGCCGATTGCACCCAGGCCGTCGTCGCCAGCTGCCCATCATTGGAATCCGCAGCAGGGAGAGGAGCCGTCGGCTTACCCGTGAAGGCAGGGCTGGCTAAATCCGCCTTCACGGCCAGCTGCTCCAACGTCGCCTTCTTGTCCAGCTCCACCTTCAGGCCAGCCGGATGCACCGCACGGCTGCCATCAATGCCGGCCGTCGTCTCCGCCGCAGTGGCCAGCTCCACCACACCCAGAGCCACTTCACTGGCCTGGGCCACGGCCGGTGTCGCCGCCAGCAGCTGCGCGGCATCCACCAGGCGGCCTGCTGTTCCAGCGGCGATCGCCGCCGCATCCGCCAGCTGCACCACACCCATCGCTGAGGTGGTGGCGACCGCCACCTGAATGCGCTTGGAGCCGTCGATCATCACTGGCAGCACCGGCGTCAACGCCTGCGCATCGGCACCAGCAGGACCGGCGGGACCTTGCGGACCCATCGGACCCTGCGGACCTTCCAGTCCCTGGCTGCCGGTATTGCCGATCGGGCCCTGCGGACCCATCGGGCCCTGTGGCCCTGCAGGGCCGATGTCCCCCTTGGCCCCTGCAGGGCCCTGCACGCCGGCCGGGCCCGTCTGGCCCTGTGGCCCCGCCGGGCCGATGTCCCCCTTGGCCCCTGCAGGGCCCGTCGCTCCTGCGCTCCCTGCAGGGCCCGTCGCTCCTGTGGCACCGGTCGGGCCTGCAGGGCCCTGCGGGCCGCGAATCGGACCCACATTCACCCAGCCAGTGCCGCTCCACACCAGGCCATCGCCAGCAGCAACGGCACCGCCGGGGAAGCCAGTGATCACGCCGCCGGCGATATACAGATCCCCCGCCACCTGCGCAGGCGCGCTCCACGCGCCAGCCGGCAACGTGCCGACCACCCGCGTTGCAGCGCCCATTGGCCCGGTCGGGCCCGCCTGGCCGGTGTCACCCTTCGGGCCAGTTGGACCTGCCGGGCCCTGCAATCCCTGAGGACCCGCTGGGCCTGCAGGGCCTGCCGCGCCCGTGTCCCCTTTAGGGCCGGCCGGGCCCTGCACGCCTTGCACGCCCTGCGGCCCTGCGACCCCAGCACTGCCGGCCACACCGGCCGGGCCCTGCGGACCCTCGGGGCCCTCGGGCCCCTCCGGGCCTTCCATCCCATCAGCGCCAGCAGGGCCGCGCATCGCGCCGATATTCACCCACGCCGCGCCATCCCACACCAACCCATCACCTTCTGCCACCACACCACCGGGGAAGCCAGTGATGACACCCGCCGCGATGAACAGATCACCTGGCTGCGGTGTCGCTGTCGGCGGTGTCCAGGCCCCGGCGGCAGCGGTGCCGTGAATGATCAGCGCTGGACCGATCGGACCCTGCGGTCCCCTCGGGCCTGGCACGCCATCCAATCCCGCAGGGCCCTGGGGACCGGCGGGGCCGGCGGGGCCGGCAACCAACGCCGGCGGTTTCGTCCGCCAGCTGTTCGTTGCTGCCTCATAGATGTAGGCACCGCCATTGGAGGGATCAATCCACTCGGTGCCATTGGCCGGAGAATCCGGGAAATTGATCGCCACCAACGCTCAAGCCGCTGGCGGGAGGGTAGTTGCAGTGACTTGGCGCAAGCACGGAGCGTCAGGCCACCACGGCCCAGTCACCTGGCACGTCATCAGGCTCGTTGCTCCGGTTGTTGCTGGTCGCCACCCACGTCCTGCCGCCGTGCAGCACTCGTTCGCCAATCGTGTAGTCCACAGCCGCATCCCATTCCCTCGGGTGCGTGAGAGCCACCAGTGCCGTCAGATCACCAAGAGTGAGCCCCAACCCGGCCAGCTTCTCCGCTGTGGTGAACACCACCGCTGCCGGTGCCGGCGGGATCGGCACCACCTTCCAGCTGCGTGTCACCTTGCCGCTGGTCTTGTCGATCACCTCGGTGGCTTCCAGCTGCTGCGTGGCTGGATCAAACGCCGGTGGATCCACCTGCTCGACAGTTAACACCTGCAGGGTGGGGCTCAGACCGATGATCGGTTCTTCGTCCTGGCGGGGATAGGGCAGCAGATCGCCGGTGAGCGTGTTGAGAAGGAGCTTCATGGTTCAGACTCTGTTGTAGCGATTGGAGAGGATTAAGGACGCGGGCAGTTGTGTTGGCAGGCGGTTGCCAATAAGCGTAATGGTACCGTCTCTCCCTGAAGGCACTAGAACACGACCATCAAAAAGCAGGCAAGGCAATGCGAAATACTGACTTCCACTGTACTGGTGAGGGCCATCAAAAGCATTGCAATCGGCGGATACGGTTCCGTAATGGCCGCCTACTTGGCCGGGGCTGATAAAGATTTTCCTATCCGCTAACATACACCCTCCAAGGTAATGCCTAGTGCGTGGCTGGACCGTGAGGTGAGTATCAAAGCTTTTGGTTGTGGGATCAAAAACGATTGCGTGGCTACCTTCTGGAACACAGAATACTTTTCCTTGCGCAGTCAACACCGTATCAAGGATAGCGCCATTAGTCCCGAGCGTATTTGGTATTTCCTCAATAGAATTAGTGGATGGGTGATACAGGAACATCTTTTTACCCGCAGTGTATGGCGCGATAAACACGGTATCGTCCAATAATGACGCTAAGCGAGAGTAATGAACATTAGGCTCTAGAGTCGCGACGACCGAGGCAGTGTCAGTGCTGACGTCATGTACCCATAATTCCTTAAGGCTACTGGCTGACACGTTCAGCACTCTCCCGTCGTTAAGAAGTATGCATCCAGAGGAGCTTTTGCCTGGATGAAGCAACCTGACCGTGTCTGCTTTGCAGTCATACAGCAAAGAAGGAGAAGCTTCGCTGCGTGCAGCCATATAGAGTTGTCCGTCTTTTAGGAGACACGCGCCATCTAGCCACCAGTGGGGCGTGAAAGGGGCAGTCAGAATGCGAGTAGTATTTGTTGCTGGATCAAATATCAATGGAGAACCCGAGGTTGGAGCAAGCATTACTTGACCATTGATCATTACAACAGCGCCTTTGTACCCACGGGTGGTGGCGTCAATGCTTTTGATAGCCTCCACAACATCTACGTGGCCAGCCGGTACTGTCACGGGTGGCGGTGGAAACGGCCCTCCTGAAATGTCGCCGGGGGAGACCACGATGGGCGCCGACTTGGGCGCATACCAGAAAGGGTTGATCAGCATCGATCAAGCCCTCTCGCCGATCAGATACATCTTGAGGCCAGCGCCGGCAAAGGTGGCACCAACCTGCGTGAAGTCCACTTCGATCAAAGCATCAGCCGCCAGAGCCGTTGTGCTCAACGTGGCGGCAGTGCTCACCCTGCTGCCGTCAGCAATCTGCGGTGGTGTTGCAAACACCGACGTTCCGTTGACGCGCAGGCCAAAAGCGATGGCCGCACCTGTCGGTGGCTTCACGGCGTTGAACTTCACTTCCTTCAACTTCATCGCTACCGGCAGGTGATCACTGATCACAGCCGTTCCTGTCTTGATCGCTGTCGCCTCATCGCCCAGCGCCCAGCCAAGAACCAGCAGCTGCGTCGGCACTGCCGCTTTCAACTGCGCTGCATCCACCACCAACCCGGCGGTGCCAGCCGTGATCGCTGCTGCATCCGCCAGTTGCACCACGCCCTTGGCCGCTGTCGTGGCATCAGGCGGCACATGGGCTTTCAGTTGCGCGGCATCCACCACCAACCCGGCTGTCCCAGCCGTGATCGCTGCGGCATCCGCCAGCTGGACAACGCCTTTGGCGGCGCTCGTCGCATCCGCCACCACCGCATCAGGGCCCAGCTGCTGCCAGCTCGCCCCATCAAACACATAGACATCGCCAACCGCGGCAGCGGCCTTCACCCCAGGCCAATCCGCGGCGGGCGCTCCGGCCTTGCCCACCTGCAGCAGATCGCCCGCCGCCGGGGTATAACCCGCGGCCCGGGCCACTGTCGTGTCGATCGCTCCCTGCCACGCCGTCCGCGGACTCGCCGCAGTCCCCGCTCCAGCCCAGGCCAGCCCATCCCACACCATCAGCTCGTGCAGGCTGACGGCATTGCCGGCCAGGCCCGTCCAGCCCGCCGCGGCCGTTCCCGCTGCGCTGGCGATCCAGGTGTCACCCACCGCAGGAGTGGCCGGCACCGAACCCGCAGCTGTCGGATCAACGCGGCCCTTGTAGGTGAGTGCATTTGCCACCGATGGCGGCACTGCCGCAGGGCTTGCATCCACCCACGCGCTCACCAGCGGCGTGCCACTGCTGTAGCGGAGGAACAACCGCGCACTGGTGGTGTCCCACCACAGATCACCATCCTTCGCCACCACCGGCGCCGTCGCCGCCACGGTCACGCCGGCCATCGGCTTGAACTCGATCAGCGCATTGTCATCACCTTTGATGATCAGCGCTGGATCTTCATGGTTGTAATTGATCGCCAGATCGCCATAGCTCATGTCCGCAGGATTGGGCCGCCGGCCCTTCACGCTGCTGCGGTACAGCCGAACATCGATCGGTGCCTTGGCCATGACGAGAAAAATCCCTGCGGAACACCCCTAACAAGGGGTGCCCACAGGGTATAGGGGTTTCAAAATTCCCCCAGATCCACCACTGTCACGAGCTTGTACGCGCCGGCGGCGCCATCCGCCACCACGCTCGAGTCGCGCACCAGCAGCCCCTTCATCTTGTCCGGTGCCACCACGGACACGGCGCTGTCGCTCACGTCACCACAACCGTGCAAGGAGAGCGGCGTTGCGATGAGGCCGGAGCTGATGACGTGCCACTGGACGGTGCCGCCCACATAGACAATGTGATCATTGGCTGCCAGGGGCACATTGACCGGCGCCGCATCACCTGTCGGGGTACCGGCCTTGGACACCACGAAGAAATCACCTTCCTTCAGGCCTGTGCCGGCGGAGAGCTTGGCGCCTGCCGTGAGGTTGCCGCGGCCATTCGCCGCTGCGGTGGCGGTGGGAGTGGCGATGCCACTGGCGCTGGCGTCATAGGTGCCAAGCAGTGTCGAGCCCGTCACCAGCCCGGCGATCTGATCAGCGAAGGCCCGCATCTGCTTGGCCGTCACCACACCGCCTGCGTTGTTGGTGGTGGCGGTGGGATCACCCGTCTCGGTGATGTCGGTGTCGCGGGCAAGCACCACCGCACCTTTCACGGCGCCGGCGCCAGCGGCGTCAGGAGCGGTGGCATCCGGCACCCCGGCGCCGGTCTTGATGAAGCTGCTGCCATCGAAGACGTAGGTGCCGGCATCGGCGCCAGGGCCGGCGACGACGAGCATGTCGCCGGACTTCAGATCCGCTTTGGTGGTGACACCGCTGCCGGTGACGGCCGCCAGCACCACCACCGCCTTGGCGGTGATGTCAGCGCCAGCGGCAGCGGTGATCGCCGCCTGGGTGGCGGAGAAGACCTTGGGGGAGGCAGCGGGGGGCACCCAGGCAATGCCGTTGTGCATCAGCAGCTGCGGCGTGCCGCTGGCCGGCACCAGGACGAACAGATCGCCCTTGGCGGCATTGGCAACTGGCGGCAATGCGGTGCCTGAGTTCAGTCCTTCTCCTTTGAGATCAAAGATCTCATAGCCTTCGTTCTGGTAGATCGAACCAGCGGCGGCACCAGTGGCGGGCCGTGCGGTGGCCACCTTGGCCGGAACAGTGACGTTGGTGACACCAAAGATTGTCTGAGCGCCGGCGGCGACTGCCTTGCCGTGCACCAGGACATCATCACCAGCGCAGCCGACGAGCAGCCATTTGTTAGCGAGGTTGAAGGCGATCTGTCCTGGCTTGAGACCATCGGGCAGCTTCGTTGCCGTGGGTGTGCGCAGGTGCTGCAGCGCGATGTTCGAGAGGGCCATGGATCAGGCGTCGGGCAGTCTGTCGAGAGGGTATCGGAGGCTTAGAAGGAGCCTTCGTCGAGGCCGATGATCTGGTTGGTGGTGTTGACGAGCACGCCAGGGCCAGGGAGGAGGAAGGCGCCAGCGGGTGTGGCCCCGCCACCCGTGGCCCCGCCACCTGTGGCGGCGTTAGAGGGCGGGACGCGGCTGCCGCCGGCATCGATCACCAGTGTCTGGTTGTCCGCCATCGTCACGACAGTGCCGCCAGCACCGCGGATCCGCAGCGTCGTGTCGGTGCCATCGCTGTGGGTGACGCGGATGGCGGCGGTGAGCGGATCGCTGACGAAGTCGATCGCCTCGAGCGCCGTCACGCACAAGCCACCCACACCACCACCACCGGTACCGCCTCCGGGGGTGGTGGTGCTGCCGCGGAGGTTGTCGGGCGATGCCGACACCCATTGCGTCGAGGTCCCGTCATCAAACAGCACCATCAGCTCGCCGGTGACGGTGTTCCACCACAGCTCACCAGGCCGTGCCGGCGGTGGCGTGGCGCCGACATGCGCGCGGGCCGGCAGTGCCGCATCACGCAGCAACCCACTGCGCAGCAGCAGTTGCGTGCTGGACAGTGCTGTGCCGACCGCCACGCCAGATGATCCCGCCGGCTTGGTCGTCAGCTGACCTGCTGCAGTGCTGGAGACGTAGTAATCACGCCCGGCCGTCAGGCCTGCCACGAGGGCGTGCGGCTCGGCGTTGTCGATCACGCCTGCCCATTGCGCTTCCCGCAGGGTGATCACACCTTCAATCCCTGCCGCCACCTGGCCGCCGGGGAGGGCATCTTCAAGGGCGATCGCCACGGCGCTGCCCATCGCCGTCGAAGGCCCTGCCAGCTGCCAGTTCGCCGCGCCATGCACCAGCGGTTGACCAGCCCTGATCGACTGGCCGCTGCCATTGATGCCGGCAAAGCGCTGGACATCATTGATCGCCAGCCAGCGGCCTCCTTGCCGCACCGACACCCGGCTGGTGCTGCTGTCCAGCCAGAGATCACCATCCAGCGCCGTCGATGGCGCAGTGGCGGCGGTGGAGAAGCGATCGTGCCACTTCAGTTCACCGGCATCCACCACCAGAGAAGTGCCCTGGCTGCCAAGCGACAACCGATCCACCTGCCCGCCCTTGAAGGTGATCAGATCACCAGGCGCCAGGGCGGTGCGCAGTTCCGCCAACCGGTTCAGCACCGGGTTGTTCACATACGCCGTCTTCCACTGCAGCGCTGCTTCATCCCAGAAGCCGATCGTCTCGGCGCCACCGGCTGGATTGCACCAGATCGCTTCTGTCGCACCCGGCGGCCTGCCGCCACCAGTGGGGATTGGATCCGTCGCACTCACCCCCGCCGGCCAGGGTGGCTGAAGGCCCATCGACACCAGATCGATGAAAGCGCCAACACCACTACCGCCATAGGCCAGCACCCGACCACCTGTCGCGCCAGCAGGGGGGGCGATGCTGCGGACGCCGCCGCCGCCATCCGCCACCAGCACCGCGCCATTGCCTGCCGCGGTCAACGTCTGCAGCAACGCCGCCACGCCACCGCCAAGCACCGAGGCCCACACCGTTCCGGTGAACACCTTCAGTTCACCGGCGGTGGTGTCCATCCACAACGCACCAGCCAGTGGCGTCGTCACCGGTGCAACTGCGCCATAGGCCAGGATCGGGCTGTAGGCCAGCGTCCGCATCGCCAGGCCCGTCACCGGACTGGTTTCCGGCAGGCCCGCGTGGCTTGTCGGCACCTGGATCACACCCGGCACCGCCGCCGGTTGATCCAGAGGCATCCAGCCACCGGTGGAACCAACGATCAGTCGGCCCGGCTCATACGGACCTACCGCACCCAACAGTGCGGTGGCGTTGACGCCATCCATCCAGCTGGTGGGACGGCCGTCCTGCACCAACCCCAGCACCGCCAGGCCTCGGATGAGGCGATCAAGGCTCTGCCCCCAGTTGCCGCCAACAACCTGCGGCAACGCCGGCGTGACGCCGTTGAAGCCGACAGGCCCTGCGAACAGGACCGAACCCGCCAGGTGCAGCGTGTCGCCAGTCTCAAGCTGGCGGTTGACGCCACGGGCGCCATCGAAAACAAGCGGCTTGAGCAGCGCCATCAGAGGTGCACCATCAGGTTGATCTCAACATCCAGCGTCTGCTGGCTCACCGCCTGCCCAACGCAGACCACCGTCGAACCAACGGCCGCAGGGCAGGTTGTCGTCAACATCCCTGCCGCCATGTCGGAGAGGTAGTACCGCTTGTTCACCTCAAGCGTTGCGGTGCCCGTCACCGGCAGCCAATCCGACAGGCTCATCTGCCCGTCGGTGATCACCCCAATGATCTGTCCTGTCGTCGCATCTGCCGCGGCCAGACCCGCCACCTCATAGGGATGGACCGTGGCCGGTACCACCGCATCCTTGGCGATCGCCAGATCAATCGTTCCCGCACCACTGAAGAACACCGCCATCCCGGCCCTGGCCATCGTCCCCGCCCCCGCAGGAGTGAAGGCCCCTGTCGCCTGGCCGGCACCAGGTGCACCGGCAGGGCCTGCACCGGCACTCGACAGCACCCAGGTCACCGGGCCACCGCCTGCCCCATCCGGGTCGTATTCGGCGTAGGTCCGCCCAAATCGCGTGATCGTCCGTGCCGTCGCCAAAGCCCCTGCCCCGCTACGCCGCAGGGTATGGAGGGAGCCAGGGGCTCCTTTGATATGGGATCCTGCCTAGGAGACCAAGGCGATTGGCGCTAATAAGTTCCCAAATTCAAGTGATTCGTCACACGATAAGCACCGCGGGCTACCAGATTACTGCGATCATCTCGCACCAAAACGCCCATCTGATGTTCGGCTGGAATATCACTCACAATCGGATCATCCGTCACATTGCTCAGTTCACCCAACGCCTTGTTCCCTGCGCTGCCACCGGCACCGCCGCCATTCATCTGATACCAGCCTGCTTCATTGGCTGATGCCACTTCATCGATATACACAAACGTCACGCCCTGCCTGGTGTCAAACCACACCGCGCCGCTCACCTTCCGCGCCGGTTCATTCGGACCGATGTGCACAAACGCTTCCGCGCCATTGGTCTGATGCCATTCGCCGGCCTGGCTGATGAACAGCCGGCCCTGGCGGGTGTCGAACCAGAAGCTGCCATCACCCGGCGTCATCCCCGGGTTGTAGCTCCCAGTCGCACTGTTCCATCCCGGCGGCTGGCTGCCGATCACGCTCGTCGCCGGGGGCGGCACCACGCCGCTGAGCACCGTGCCCAGATCCCACAACGCCCTGGTGATCCCCTCGAAATTCGCCTGGTACTGGTTCGGCAAAACAGGACTCCGCATCAGGATCAGCCGCTCGATCGCCCTCAGGATCGAGGTGTAGCCGTAGCCGCTCTGGGTGACTTCCGCAAACGACAGGGCCATCAGAGGGACCGCAGCGACAGATCACCAGAGAAGAAACAGGGCGGGTTGCCGGCGGTGATCGTGCAGTCCGGCGACACATCCCCGGCCAGCAGCAGGGTTCCGCCGGTGGCGGCATCCCACAGCCCGAACGACTTCACCGTCTGCGTGGCGGTATGAACGCCAAGCAGGATCGCCCGGCCGTTCAGCCGTTCACGGCCGCCGCCTGGTGCATTGCCGATCGGCCCGAAGTCCGCCGCAGCAACCCGCACCCGATCGCCGCCAGCCCAGCCCTTGATCTCATTGCCCGTGGCCGGGATGTCATCGCTGTGCAGCGCCAGCCACAGCTGCGCCGGAGGGGCGGGGAAGGCGGTGCCCAGCAACCAGTTCAGGACTGCATCTTCCGTCGCTTGTGCCAGTGCCATCCGCCAAAACCCCCGGTGGCCACAGAGTATTGGCTCACGGCAGTGCCGCTGCAATCCCCGCCAACACGTCCGCCACCGCTTGCCCGCCTGAGAAGCGGACGTAGGCCCGGTTGAGCTGCAGCACTCCCGCCGCTTCCCGCGCCCGCCAGGCGTTCTGCGGTTCATCCAGCCACTGCACCGCCGCCAGTCGGCCGCGGCCGCGCACCTGCAACATCACCTCTCCTTCCATCTGTTGTCCCACGGCGGTATGCAGCACACCCTGGGCGCTGATCGCCATCGACGCTGCGCCCTGCAGCGCACGACGAGGATCCTGTAAAGCAGCCGTGCCGATGACAACAGCAGTGCCGGCAGCCTGCAGTTGTCGGCTCGCCAGCCTTCTCGCACTCGCCTCGAGCGGCAGCATCAACCCCACGCCAGACAGCTGCCGGTGCGTCAGCATCCCGCCGCCGCCCAGCAGCAGATCGCCGGCGCCGCGGATCCGGCCGCCGCTGGGCAACGCCAGGAACTCGAACACCAGATCCTTCAGGTTCTCCGCAAGCCCCAAGCTCGCCACCACCTTGTAGGTGCCGGCCTGGATCTCAACCGGTGTGCCGCGGCCTGATGCCGACTGCACCAGTGGTGCCACACGCTGGTTGTTCTCATCCAGCAGCGCCACACCCACGCTGTTCGCGTAGCGATCCTTGGAGATCCGGTTCACCTGCAACCGCACCGGCCCCGTCACCGTGAACTGCCAGAACTCACTGGCTGGCACCGCCTCATAGCCCAGCCGGCTCTTGATCCGATGCGGGCTCAGCAGCGGCAGCTCAAACCGCTTGGGCTGCCGCAGCGTTCCCCATCCCGCGTCCTGGTCCGGCTTCTGCCGGACCGAGATCGCATTGCCCCGTTGTCCCTCCCGTTGCTGCCGCACGGCCAGGGACTGTGGATGAGGAAGCTGGCGCGGCGAGTCGCTCATGCTTCTCAAGGTATCGCCGCCGGCAGTTCCACACTCCCAGGCGGGAGGGGCTCGATCGCCCTGTTGTTTCGTGCCTTCGCGGGCCCATCAAAGCCGTGCACCGCTGTCGCCGTGCCGCGGCCCACCCACCAGTCACCGAACACTGCATCGACGTCCTCGCTTGGATCAGTGGTGGGGTGCTGCTCGTTCTGCCGCAGCACGCCAAGCGCCGCCAGCGCCGCCGGACCATTGCGGCGGGGCCTGAGCTGATCGGCGATGAACTCCACCCGCTGCGGGCAGATCCCCACGCAGTCCCCAACGCTCGCCGCCAGCAGCGTCACATCCAGCATCGAGAAGGCCTGCTCATTCAGCAGCGACAGCCGCAGATCCTCCAGGAACCGCGGATCGCTCATCGGTGCATCCATCTCCTCCACCTGGCTCATCACCTTCATGTCCTGCCAGTAGTCACTGGCCAGCGATTGCATGTCTGATGGCTCGGCCATTGGTGCTCCCAGCGCCCAGCGCGTCGCGTGGCAGTGCTTGCACTCCGCCCCGGGAATCCGGTCCCACTCCAGCAGCCGGAACCGCCGCCGAACACCTTCTGGATCGCCATCCAGTGGACCGCGCTGTGGGCCACCAAGGCCGCTTGGTGCACGCTGCGGATAGAGCTGCTGCGACCCCAGGCTGGAGCCCATCAGCAGCCTGGCGAACGACAGCCCCAGATGCGACGGGCAGTTGCAGCTCAGCGTCGTCGCCTGCGTCAGGTGCCGATCGCTGCGAAACATCGGCAGTGGATCCGTCCCTGCCACCTTCACCTCACGGGTGACCAGCCGGCCATCACTGGTGCGCTCACGCCGCCAGAAGCGTGTCGCATCGAAGTAGGCCTTCCCCGCCGCCTCGTGCACACCCACGCACAGCAGCCCAATACCAGCTGTCAGATCGTCCTCCAGTTGCTGCGGACCGATTGCGGTGTCCTCCACCACCTCGCCGATCAGCATCCGGTTGATGTGCAGCAGGTTGGCGCTCAACGCCGCGGCCTTGAAGTCCAGCTCCAGCAACCGCAGTGGCGTGCGGCCAGAGCCATCCTCGAACGAATACCAGACCTCCCGCTGCCTGCTGCCGGCCGGCTGGGTGGTGATCTCTGTCCCGCGGGGCTGAATCGCCACTGTCCACCGCCCCTCCGGTGATTCCCGTGACGTGAAGCCGGCGAGCAGCAGCGTGCTGGTGCGCCACTGCGGCGTGACCGCATAGCTGTCGCGGTGCTCCACCTGCACCGCCGTGAAGCGCTCCGCAGCTCCGACCAGCTGCGCCTGCGCCAGGGACATCCCCTTCCTCCAGGACTGCCAGTGGCCGTCCTTGTCCCACTTCGCCAGCAGATCGGGGTAGGCCGCCTCACCCTGGATCCCCCAGCCCTTCCCCTTGCGGGGATAGACCGAGCCGTTGAAGGGCAGGCCGACATCAAAGCGATCCCGCGTCGGCCGCTGCCCCAGCGTGCCGAACAGCTTGTCGCCGCGCTGCCGCGCCACGGCTCAGTAGAAGCCGCCCTGGCAGGCGATGTTCGGCGCCGCGGCCACTGCCGTCTGGCTTTCGACCGCCGCCCACAGCGCCTGGCCGGACTGCAGCAGCAGGCCCCGGTACTGCGGTGGATTGCCATCCGCTCCATTGGCGCCGGCATGGGGGACAGGGGCCAGCAGCTTGGGCAGCACCATCTCCACCGTCGCTCCCACCTTCTGGGTGGCCGTGAAACCAAAGCGGCCGATGAAGCTCGCGTTGCTTGAGCCACCGGCCGCCGTGATCCCCAGCGCATAGGCGCTGCTTGAGATGTAGAGATTCACCTTCACGGCATTGTCATCCACCCGCTGAATCAGATAGATGGTGTCCAGGATTGCGCCGTCATTGGCGGTGCAGTCCACCAGCAGCACGCCACTGCTCCCCGATCCCGGATCGGGATTGCCGGCAGGGGAGGTGGTGTTGTCCAGGCGGGTGACGACCATCAGGGGCCGATCAACCAGCAGTGGCTGCTTGTTGGTCGAGCTGCTACTCATGTCGATCAGGCCCTGTATTGCGTGGAGGGTATGGAGCCGGAGTCCCGCGGCCTCTGGTAACGGGTGCGGAACTCATCTGCCAGCTGCCGGAAGGTGGCCTGCGCCACGTTGCCGTGATCTGGATCCGTTTCCGCGGAGGACGATGACGAGCTGCTGCTGCTGCTGCTGCTGCTGCTGGCGGAGGGATTCCAGAAATCGCGCCAGCTGCTCCGCGGCCTGGACGTCGATGACGACGACGAACTGCTGCTCGTCAGGTTTCGCGGCGTGTAGCTCGAGGAATAGGACGGGCTGCTGGGCTGCTGCGATTGATTGGCGCTCCAGCTTTCATACATCGATGGCCTGGTGCTCGCCTGGAACTGTTTGGGCATCAACGAGTCATTCTCATTGCTGCCTGAGCTGGAGCCACTGGAGCCACCGGAAAGGTAGTCCGCCAGGTTGAAGGACGGCGTCTTGGGCGTTTCTGGTGTCGGCGTCGGCGTTGGCGTCGGTGTCACTGGCGGATGGACAATGTCATCCGGCAATCGCCAGGTGATGTTGTTGCGCACCATGCCCTTTTTGCCTTTGACATCTTCCCAGCCGCCAAGTGCATTGGCACTGCCATCTGCATTGATGCCATTCCACTGATACACCTGCGAGCCGTTATTCTCAACTGTTTTCTTGTTCCATCCTTTCACCTGCGCTTGATTGATGGCACCAAACGCTGCCTTCTCAGGCGTCATGTTGCCATACGTCGTATCGCTTGTCACGCGATAATTGTGCACGTCATTCTTGTCGCCGCCGAGGAAGTTGAAGGTATAATCACCGGCATTGGTGAGGTGCATGCCCTGGCTGAGGTGATCGCGCACCTTGCCTGGTACATCGTTATAGCCTCTCGTCTGGCTCAGCCAGCGCAAGGATTGATCAGCCTCTGCGTCGATATTGCCGCTCTTTGCCGCGGCCTTGAATAGATCAGCGTTGCTCCAGTTCTGACCGCGAAGATAATCGACATCCTTCTGATCGAAACCGGCACCGCCCTGTGATGCGGCGTCATAGTTGCGCCAGATTTCACCTGCCATTCGCTGGCTGTCGCTCATCGTCGCGCTGGTGCCGATCGCAGTGGATGCAGCAGGGGTGGCGGCTTTCTTCTTGCTCATCGATTCAACGCGGTTGGGGCATCACGGCAGGGCGCCCGCCTTTGCCGGGGCTGCTGCCGCGGCCGGCTCGAGGCAGCAGGGCATCGGCAGGAGAGCCCTCCACCCGGGAGGCGGCCTGTAGATCGGGCCCGGCGAACATCAGATCCGTCGTCGTCGGCACCGGTGTCTTGGCGCTGCGCAGGTCCTCCTGTCCGGGCGGCGGCCCACCAGGCGGCAGCGGGCGGCCCACTGGCTGCCCTGTCGGATAGCGCTGCACCTCCTTCATCAACCCAGGGTTTGCCACCCACTCATTCGGTGGACCAGCCAGCGGGCCGCCCATTCCATTCACCTGCCCGGCCCAGCGCAGATCACCCATCGATTCGCTCTGGCCGATCGCCTGCGGCGTCATCATTCGACCCACGGCCGGCGCTGGCCGCTGCATCCCATAGTCGATGCTCGCGCCAGGCAAGTTGGCACCACGCCAGTCCTGATACGGGTTGCTGTAGACCTGGCCGTTGTCACGGCCGACCTCCATCTGGATCTGGTTGCCGACAAGCGTGTTGTTCGGCACCCGACCGCCGGGGACGGTATAGAACTGATCCGCCAGCTTCTGGCCCCGTGCCACCGGCACATTGGCTGGATCATTGCCGCGGCCCATGTAATCAGTGGCCGGCCGTGTCGCCCTGCGCTGCGGATCCATCAGCCATACCCCCACGCGCTCGGGCTGCTGACGAATCCACCGATCCCAAGCGGCTTGAGCTTGGTTGGATCCAGCTCAGGCAGCATCACGGTGTTGCCTGGCTTGAACATCCCGCCCCTGGTGCCGGCGGCATTGCCGGCCATCGCCGCCAGCACCGCTTCTCCAGCTCCAGCAGGGCGCGGCACACCCTGAGCCGCAAACGCCGCCAGGGTGGCATCACGGCCGGCATCCTCGCGAGGTGCCGCCAGCGGCTGCGTTCCAAGCTGCCACTTCGCCACCTCATTGAGCGGCTGATCACTGGCCCGCAACTTGCCCTTGAAGGCGTCGCTCGAGAGGTAGTCGTTGACCGTCGCCTGCGGCAAATTGCCGGATGGGGCAAGAACCCGATCGCGGATCCCGAAGCCGACCATCGCCTGATCACCGACAGCAGAACCAGAAACAGGTGTCCCTGACACGGGTGTCTGCGCGATGACCGGATGCTTCTCGAAGCTCATCGCATCCAGCGTCGCCTGCTCTCCCGCTTTGTCATTGGTGGTTTCCCACTGCCCGCCCTTGCCATAGCGGATGCCGGGAGCAACCTGCGCCGACGCGATCTGCGCTTCCAGTCCTTTGACGGTGGCCTGCGGTTCAGCGGTGGGGGTGCCGCCGCGGCGCTTCACCTCATCAGCAAGGATGCTGCGAACGGCACGGATGCCGGCCATCGAATCACTCGCACCCAGGAAGGCGGCGCGGCGCGCTTCCGCCAGCTCCGCTTCCGTGCGGGGAACGGGGGCGACGCCACTGAGCGCCTGGTCCAGATAGCTGGAGCCGGCCGTGCCAGTGGCATTGCCGCCTGTGACGGAGGTGATGCTGTTTTCGAGAGTGCCACCGCCGGCCTTGGCGACGGCCGTGGCGCCAGGAGCCAGATCACCCTTGGCGCCGAACCCTGCCTGCCAGTTGCCGGCATTGCCCGTGGGAGCAGCCGCAGAGGTAGGCGCGGGCGCCGAGGGCGCGGGCGCCGAGGGCGCGGGCTTGGCCGGCGCTGGAGTCGTGATCGCCTGCACTGCCGCGGCCGGCGAGGACACGGCTGCTTGCGTGGCGGGCGCTGGGGCCGCGGGGGGCTTCCAGCCGGCAGGGATCACCCGCTGCGGCGCCAGGCCCCCAGGCGCCGGCTTGGCGGCGCCACCCTCGCGGTAGTCCCAGGTGCCGTTGTGCTGCGCCCACACACCCGCAGGATGGGCGGAACCACCAGGATCAGACGTGGAAGGCTTGCCGTCCTTGCCATAGCGCCATCCGCCAGGCAATGAAGTGCCGTTCGGATCCGTGGCCCAGAACCAGCCCTGCGGCACCGCCATGCAGTCCTCTCTTCAATGCTCGGAGGGTATGGCGTCAGCGCCAGCCGAGTCCGCCGATCCGCTCCAGGACTCTCGTGCCCACTGAGGTGTCAGCAGGACCCGGGATGCTCAGGATGAACTCCGCACCGCTGCGCTCAAACGCATACCTCCGCACCTCCTCCCTTCTGTAGTTCGCCACATACAGCGATTCCGCCAATCGATCGCATTCACGCAGATACACCTCGCGGTATTGCGTATCTGCATTCAGGGGATCACTGATTTCAATGGATCTATTGCTATCTCCAAAGATTCTTTGCGTTCTTGATGGAGCCATCTGCCCAGATGTCGCCACCCCTTTCATCACCTCCGACGCATCCCAGGCTCGATCGCAACGATCCAGCTGATTGGTGATGCGTGAATACCAATGCGAATCCGGGATGCGATTCACCGCCTCCTCGAACCGCGCCATGTCGCCGGCAGGGGTGCCGGCGCCGTCATTCATCCCCAAATGAAACGCGGCGCGGCTGATGTCGTAGTCGTTCAGGCGCACGGCACTTCAAGCTGCTTTCCCGAAGGGTAGGCCTCGCCCGGCCATCACCCCAGGAACAGTTGGTTGCTCTTGAAGATCTCGTCCCAGTTCACCCGAGTGCTGGCAGCCTTGAGCTGCTCGAGGTTGCGGAACACCTCCCCGGGGAGGGAGAGCTGCAGGCCCTTGAGCTTCTTGGCGGTGCGGTAGCCGAGGCCTGGCACCCGCCGGGCGATCTCCTCCGCCGTCGCGGTGTTGACATTGAGCCGTGTCTCGACGATGTCGATGATCGGCGTCGGGATCGCCTCATCCGGCTCCTCCGGCTTCTCGTAGCTGGCGTCGAAGTCCGGGTTGCCGCTGGCATCGCAGGGCATCAGCTGCGAGAGGGAGGCGTAATACGGGACCCCATCGGGGCCCTTGACCATGATGAACTCCTCCTTGCCACCGCCGCCTCCAACCTGCAGGACGCGCTTGCCAGTCTTTCGATCCTGGAAGATCACCTGAGTCGTCACAGTCGCTTGCTTGAACTGACCAGCAGGGTAGGGGCCGCGCCTGTATTGCCACAAAAAAGGCCCAGCTTCCGCTGGGCCTTGCACTTGACACCCACTGGTTGTGGCCAGTTCAGCCAGTGTAGCCGCTGTATTTGGCGCCAGGAAGGATCAGCGCATCGAGGCTGGGCACCTCATCCTCGACCAGATAGCAGACCTCAGCGATGAGGTAGCAGCCGCCGAGGAAGGTGGAGCCCAGTCCGCCCTTGTCAGCCCACAGCTTGAAGGTGAGTTCAGCAGTGGTGGTGACAGCGGTGGGGACGCTGTTGCTCCGGGAGTCGGCATCGAAGTCGCCGCGGCTCGACACCGTCAGCGCACCGGTGTGGGCGCCGGTGGCGGCGATGGCACCACTGTCGCCGGGAGCGGCAGTGGGATCGGTGGCCTTGGCCTCGAGCCACAGCTTGGCGCCAGCATTGGCCAGCACGCCGGAAGCCTCAGGGGCATTGGCATCCTTGGCGCCGGAGCTGAAGTAGCCGGGCTGGTTCTGCACGCGGGGGACGCGCAGGCCAACCCGATACAGGCTGGCGCCAGCCGGGACGATCAGGCCCTTGACGTCAGCGCGGGGCTTGTCATCACCACGGGTGTCAGGCGAGCCGATCGTGATGTCGTAGCCGACCACGCCGGCGCCGGTGCCGGGAGCGGCAGGGAGAGCGCCCTGGACGTGGACAAAGCCGACCTTGTGAACAGCGATGGCGCCGGGCATGTAGAGCACACCCTGCTGCTGACGATCGTGGGGATCGCCGACGGCACGCTTGTTCTTGGTGAAGTCCGCGTTGGGCAGCGGCCAGGCATTGATGCCCGCAACCCAGTTCCCCGGATAGATTTTCTTGTAAGTCTCAGCCATGGAAGTTGGTCCTCGTGAGTGTTAGAAACGCCTCCTATCAGGGAGTGGTGTAGATGAACGAATGGGCCACCGTGGTGAAGTCCATGTTCAGCGTCTCGAAGCCGGCGAACAGGCTCCAGATCAGAATGACGAAGCGCGAGAAATCGTCGTTCGAGCTGATCAAAACCTGGGCGTTGTTGCCGCCGATGCCGATACCGATCGCCTGAGGACCGAAGAAGATCCCGCAAGCAGCACGGCTGGACTTGGCGGTGGTGCCGGTGAAGCCCTTGGCGCCTTTGATCGCCACGTTGTACTTGTACTCGGGCATGTTGGTGGTCTCGAAGAACCGCACACCCTCGAACAGGAAGCCGGTAGGCATCGACGGGGCGCCGCCCACGAAGCCGGCCTGGCCATAGGCAGGGCCGCCGCCGAGGTAGTTGATGGCGTTCGGCTGCAGGAAAGGCTGCATCGGATTGACTTGCCCAAGACCGCTGTAGCGAGCGATCTCACGGAAGTCGGAGTCCTGACGCATGTGCATCATGAACTCGGGGTCAACCAGGGCGCGGTAGTAGCCATCCTGGAAGGTGGGGACGTTGCGCGAACGCATGTCCTTGACGACGGTGAGCAGATCCTCCTTGACGGAGAACTTGGCGTTGTCGTTGCCGCCAGCGACGCTGACGTCATAACCAGGAGCGGCCAGTTCGGCTTCGCTCAGGCCGCCGGGGAAGTAGTAACCACCCTGCTCATTATCGGCCTTGCCGCGGGAATAGGACTTGTAGAGTTCATTGATGAACACACGATCCCGCCAGCGGCGATAATCGTCGAGAAGAGTTAGACTTCCGATCGATTGATGGAAGACTCCAAGATTACCCGTATCGATCAGCAATCGCTGAGCGGTCATCAGGTTTTCCCGGCTCACCTTGAAGGTGGAAGGCTGATCCGGTTCGGTGGCATCGGCGGGTCCGGTATATTCCTTCAAAGTCACCAAGACCTTCTGCTTGGTGATGTTGCGGGACGACGCCGTGCCGATGGTTTGATCAGGAGTCCGCTCGCGAGATTCCTTGGAACCAGGAGCGCCCCAGTAGGAATAGCGGTCGAGCTGAACAGTCTGTCCCGGCATCTTCGAGAAGTCGTGCACCACGACGGGCTCGATTGCCAGCTCCGCGACGTATGTCGGGTGGGGGCGATAAAGCTCAGCCCCGAGCAGCTTGGGAAAATCGGAATCAATCCACAAAGCAGTTAGCGCCTCCTGCGCGAAATCAACGGTGGATCAAGCGGAAGCCTGGGGCTGTGCTTGTGGTGAGAAGGTATATACCCTGTCGCCTGTGTAAGAAGAACTCCCTCCCCATGAGCCAGCAGCGCGTCGTCCTCAACCCAGTGGAGGCCGCGGCCTTGACCCGTCTTGTCCTGGCCTACTGCCTTGGCCGTGGTTCGCTCTGCCTGTGCAGCCGGACCTACAGCCTGCAGCTGCATCAGCCGCGGGCGAACATGGATTACACCCACTACCAGTGGCGCAGGCTGCGGCAGTTCCTGTCCAACACCAAGGCCCCCCGCTACGTCCCTGTCAAGGGCGGCGACAGCCGGGCCGGGCAGTGGCGGCTGCGGGTGAGCAGCAAGTATTTCGAGACGGCGTTCAAGCTGCTCTACCCGGATCGCTGCCAGGTGAGCGCCGCGGTACTTGAGCTGCTGGGTGCGGAAGCGATCGCCGCCATCTGGGCCGATCGCGGGCGGATCATGGTGACGCGCGGCCGCAACTACTGCACCGGCCGGCTCAACCTCTCACGCTTCACCTTCGAGGAGGCGGAGCTGATCGCGCAGTGGATCAGCCGCCTCACCGGCAGTGGCTCGACGCTGCATCACGGGCCCCGATCCTTCGATGCTCCGATGCTCTACTTCGACCCGGAGGCGACCGCCACCTTGATGCAGGCGGTGGGTGACACCTGGATGGCGCAGGCGCCGTGCCTGGAGAAGAAGTTCAAGCTGCCCACCTCCCGGCGGGTGCTGCTGCCACGGGAGACGCTGGCAGCTGAATTGCTGATGCCGCCTCCCACCGTGAAGAGCGGCTCAGCGCTGCTCAAACGCAACCGCCGCATTCCCTCGATGCCGCGGCCGAATGATCCACCGGTTCTTAGAACGATGGCAGCTGAATGAGCGACTGCAGCCGCTCGAGGTAGCTGCGTGGCGGCGAGCCGGCCATCCGCTGGCCGGTGGAGCCGGCGGGCTTCGTGCCAGGGCGGCGAATGAAGGGATCAGGGGTAGAGAGCATGTCAAGGCCGCGCTGCAGAGCACCCATCACGGGATTGCTACCAGCAGCGCCGATGGCACCACCGGCATTGATGCTTGGCATGCCGCCGCCATAGGCCGGTGGGACGAAGAGGTTGCCGAGGCTGCCGATCAGACCGCCACCACCCGTGGCCCCGCCACCGCCTGTGGGTGGCTTGGTGGTGGGCGCCGCGGTGTTGCCCGGGTTCGGCGCCTGCCCTGCCGCGCCGACGCGACCACTGAAGAACCCAAGCAGATCCTTCTGCGACTTCACCGGCTGGCCGTAGTAGCTCTTGCCTGCAGCCGTCGGCAATGACGCCCATTCCGGCGCCAGGCGTGCCAGACCCTCCGTCGTCATCGGCTTGGTCGTGTCCACCCCCCGCTGCTGCATCAGGTAGAGCGCGGCGCGATCCTGGTTCTCCGGCGTCATCCGGCCATCCAGACCCAGGGCCTTGTTGGCGGCGGCCCAGGTGTCTGGCATGAACTGGTAGCGGCCCGCAGCAGCAGAGCTGTAGCCGCCGCTGTGGATCACCTGATTGGGATGACCCTTGCTCGTGTCCAGTTCACCCTGGTAGCCGAACATCGTCCGGTAGCCCTTGAGGCCACCATCGCCATAGGTGCCTTCCGCGTGGGCGACGGTGTCAAGCCAGGCCCGCTGCGTGGGGCTGATCGGTGACTGGGGCATGGCTTCAGAGCGGGATGGTGTTCTGATCGGTGGGCGTCGTCAGCTGCTGCACGGCCGCCAGGAAGGCCGGCACGCCGACACCGACGGCGGCCAGGCCCGCCAGGCCCTGCTCCGCCATGTGGGCCTGACCTGCATCGATCGTGTGGCCGAACACCTCCTGGCCCTGCAGGCCGCGGCGCACATGCCCGCCAAGCGGTGCCTGCCAGAACTGTGTGGCCATCCGGCTGCGGCCCTTGGCGTCCAGCGGATTGTTGAGGTACTGCTGGCCGTACTGATAGGCGTCATTCACAACGCCCTGTCGCTGGGCCGTTTTGACAGCGCGAGCGGATTGGTGGATGAGTGACGGGCCTTCGCCAGTGCCATGGTCGTAGACCATGTCACCCCAGTCACGCGCAGGGGCAGAAGGAGGAGGCGGTGGTGCGCCCTGGTTCCAGGACGCCACAAGGCTTTCGTGATCTGCGAAATCCTCCACAGGGATGTCATCGGCCTGAGAAGTCAGCCGATGAATTTCCTCGGCAGAAGGCATCCGCCGGCCCGTGGCGGGATCAACCATGCGGCCTTGGCGGCGAACTTGACGTTGCACGGGTTCTCAGCGAAGGAACATGCTGTTGCCGCTGGCGATGTTCCCCGCCAGGTTGTCCAGTGCGGCAAGACCCTGCGGCGACATCACCGACTGGCGGTAACGGGCCGAGAACTCCTGCGCATTGACGAAGTCGCTGGTGGTGTCACGACCACCGGCCTGGGCCATCTGCTGCTGCATCAACCGCTGCTGCCCCAGTCCCTGCTGCACCATCTGCGGTTGCGCCACCGCATCCACCAGCGTCTGAGCGCCGTGAATTTCAGTCTGCAACTGCTGGCCACTGCGATCGGTGCCCATCTGCGCTTGGCGCTGCAGCATCTGCTGCGGGCTGTCCATCGTCTGCGTCCGCACGGCAGCGCGGGTGGCCATCACTCCCAGCTTGGTGGGATCACCCACCGAACCGGCTGCCTCGAGATCACCAGGATCGACCGGGCGGGCAAGGGGCTGCACCTGCGCCGAGAAGCCGGGGCGAGCCGGCGTGCCCTGCGCGTGCAGGTTGTCGCCGGCCACCTGGGCCAGGGCCGGCAGATCGTTGGAAAGGTGGGACATCATCTGCCCGGTGGGAGGCGGCACCTCCTGCGGACGATGGCCGGGGCGAAGGCCACCGGGAGCAGCGAAGCGGATCGGCATGACAGAAATGCAGGGTGAGGTGGCGTCAGTAGGCGTTCATGGCCTGGACGGTGGAGGCATAGGCCACTGGATCGGCCTGCTGCTGGCCCTTGGCCATCAGGTGATACGCCAGGCCTGCCGCGGCCGCAGTGCCAAGGCCGGTGGCTGCCAGGCCCCAGCGGGGCATGCCGCCCAGCACCGGGATGTTTCGCAGCTCCTCCGCACTGGCACTCCACCAGTCGTCGGCTTCCCCTTTCACCGCCGGCGAGGCTTCTGGATTGGCAGCAGGGGATTGCGGTGGAGCTTCCGGCGGCTTGCCGATCGGTGCTGGATCGGGGGAAGGGGAGAAGCCGAAATACGGGCCCAGTTCAGCCCGCATCGCCTCATCCTTCTTCATCCGATCCATCAGCCTCTCGACCGATTCCATGCGCTGGAAGCGGGCTTGCGAGCTGACGTTCTGCTGCGCCTGCAGCTGAGCCAGTAGGGCCTCATCATCCAGGCCGCCGCCGGCCTCGCGCAGTTGCGCCAGGCTTGCGGCCACCTGTTCATCCGTGGGTTTCTGCCCTTTCGCCAGCCCGCGTTGCACCAGGCCGGCGGCGACATCATTGAGGGTTGCCTTCTTGGTGGCCCACACCACATGATCGCTCTTGTCATCGGGACTTGGCACCATCACGGTGTCGTTCCCGAAGGCGGCTGTCGTTACCCAGCGATCGCCAATGGTGCTGTCGCCGACGCCGTACCTCTCCAGCAACTTCCGCGCCGCGTGTTCACGCTGCGCGGGTGTCTTGGCTGCAGCCGTCCGCGCCATGGCTCAACCCTCCATGAACAGCATCTTGGTGCGGATGCTCTCGGGATCCGCCTGCGCCAGCACCTTCCAGGCGTCCTGGGGTGCGACATCCATCACCTGGGAGAACTGACTCCAGACGTTGCCGTTGCCGGCCATGCGGGGTGCACCGCCGGGCTGGGGCATCGACATCTGCGGCCGCTGGAAGGACGGCTGGGCCACGGCATCCATGCGGGGGTTGCCGGCGGCAGGCATCAGCGGACCGTCCTGCTGGATCATCCCCTCAGCCAGCGCACGCTGCGCTTGCTCAGCCGGAGTCTCGACGGGGTAGGGCCCGTTGGGCCCGAAGAACTCCTTGGTGTAATCCGCCAGCCGATCCGGATCGGTGAGGATCGCCAGCATCGCTTCGCGATCCGCAGTGGCCGCGGCCAGCACATCCTGCACTTGCGTGATGTACTGATGCTGCTGCTGGATGGCCGCAGATTGCTGCTGCTGATGGCCCAGGGATTCAAGCAGGGCGTCTTCCACCTGGCAGGAATAGGTGTTGAGCTTGAACGGTGCCTCAGGCCCGAAGTGGCTCAGAACCTCCAGGGATTCGTTGGAGATGTTGTCGAGGTAGTTGTCACCGCGCTGAGGAGCGGCGGCCTGCTGGGCGGCGGCTTGCAGCCCTGCTGCTTGCTGTTGAGCTGCGGCCTGGTACTGCTGCTGCAGCGTCTGATTCGCCGCCTGCGCTGCCAGGTACTGAACGTCCGCCGCCGACAATCCCTGCGTTGGTTGGGGCGAGTAAGTCGGGGCTGCCGAGCCCACCTGCGGGGCCTGGACCCAGTTGGCCACCTGACCCTGCGTCAGGCCGGAGGGGGTCGAAATTGAGGGAGCCGCCCACCCCTGGTAGGCCTGTTGAGGCGTCGGTGCGCCGACCAGCTGATTGAACGCCTGTTGCCATTGCGCCGGACTGGCTTGCGCCGAATCCCAGCTGCCCGGTGTAGGAGCCGCCGCCGGCTGTCCAGGCATCGGAGAGGTAACCGGCGAAGGCATCGCGGCGGCGGGCGGCGCGACGTTGCTCCAGCTCGGTTGGCTCGCCACGGGAGGCGCGTAGGCGATCGGCGTCTGAGAGGGTTGGGGGCTGACTTGCTGGGTCGACATCTTGGTACTTGCCAGAGTAACTGAGTTCTTGCCTCAGGAAAGTGAGGGTTTTGTAGATGTAGGGAACAAGATCCAGGTTTGGATCTGCCGCGAGGGGGAGATCCGGCTCCTGTGGATGGGGAACCTGGAACATGCCTCGCAGCATGTCCATGAATACCCCGGCCTGTCTTGCTGTACTCTCTACAACCCGGAAGGGAAAACCGCTCAACATTGCTGAGCGTTCCTCGGGCGTCTTCTGCGGGAACAGGTATTGCAGGGCCTCGACGCTGCTAACGCCCAGTTCCTGCAGGTTCCGACAGACGATTGAATTTTGGAGGATTTCCTGAGGAGAGTCCTCAAAGATTTCCCCCATCCACCGCCAGAGTATGGTTGTCGATCCATCGGGGATCAGGCCCACCACCTCGGGTGGCACTTCCCCCGTCTCCTTCAGTTGGCTGACGGCCGCGCCGATCTGCTGTCGCCAGGCGCTGAGAGCTTGCTCGTATTGCTGCTCGATGACGGCGAACTCCTCCGGCGGCAGGCCCGTGTCCTCGATCAGCGGCGGCTCCGGCTTGACGATCCCCAGCGCCTGGGAGAGCGATTCGCGGAACAGCGTCTCCTCGTGGTCGACCATCAGCGAGAACAGCTTGCAGAAGCCGTACTCGAACAGATCGCGCGCCTTGCGCTTGGCGGTTGCCGCCACCCGGCCGTAGAGCGTGCGGACCTCATAGGCCGTTGCACCGCTGTTGATCGAGAGATCATCGACACCGCCGAGAGCGGTGCGGATCGTCTCCTGATACATCTGGCTGTAGGCCGTCAGATCGCCGCCGACGGAATCGGGCGTGATGTAGCCGACCCGGTCCGCTGCCTCCACATTGGCGATGATGCGCGGCACCCGCATCCCGCCGCCGAAACCGGCCATCGCCGTGTCGGAGGTGCGAGTGGCGGCACGATTGAGGCCGACGAAACCGCTCTGGCTGCTGATCGTCGCCTTGCCGCCGCCATCGCCATCAGGCTCGAGCAGATCGTGCTTGGGCCGGCTGGAGACGAGCGTCGGGTTCCCGAAGAAGTTGAGGTTGGCCTTGATGGCCTTCACCATCTTGTCGTGCTGGAGGATGTGCGTCGCCAGCCAGTCGAAGTCGCCGTGGCCGCTGCCGGCCTGCAGTCCGCGGTTGTTGAACACCTCCACCGCCGGGATGAAGCCGAGGGTGTTGAGCAGCGTCTGCGTCTGGCCGCCCAACACCATCTCGGTGCCGAAATCCGGCCGCTGCGGAGTGATCACTTGCTCGATCCGATCGGCGAACACCTTGAGGCGAATCCAGCGCAGCTCGCTGTTGGAGGTGCTGCCAGTAAAACGCGAGGCCTCGTTCAGCTGCTCGGTGCCGAGAGAGGATCCGAATCCACGCGGCGGCCGCACCAGGAAGCTGTAGATGATCTGCAGCTCCTCAAGCTGCCCGTCCTCGTCGTAGTAGGTGCGGAACTGATCCTTGGAGAAGTAATGAATGCGATAGAGATCTTTGCTGGGCCTGAAGTAAAGGAGGCCGCGGCCATCGATCAGCAGGCTATCGACGATCGCCTCAAGCCGGCCGGGCAGCTCGTTGTAGTCGACGACGCGGCGCAGGAACTCACGGCGCTGCGCGAACGAATCCTGCTTGGCGAAGAACTCAATCCCCTGCCGGAGGGTGAACAGCCGCATCTGCGCCAGATGGGCCGCCACCACCATGGTGTCGACACCGTCATTGGCCGTCCGCGAGCGCGCTGCCTCGAGGATCGCCTGAAAGCGTTGCGCGTCGACGGACATCGGAAAAGGCGATCACCACTGAGGGTATGGCCGGTGAGCCGCAAAGCTCAGTAGAGGCCGCGTTGATGCGCTTCCGTCAAGGTGCCGGCAGCGACAGAGCCGCCATCCAGGATCCGCAGCCCTTGCACAAACGGCCGTGCCTGAGCCGGGACGAGCATGCCGATGGCGCCAAGCCCAGGGAATGCGGAAGTGTCCTTGCGCTTCTGCAAGGCGTCCTGGATCGCGCGATTGGCGATGTCAAACGGATTCACGCGGAAGCGATCGAACTGCAGGGAGGGTAACGATCAGTCGTCACGCCATTCGCCCCACGCCGGCTGCAGGCGGCCCGGGCCCACCAGGCCCTTGACTGCCAGCAGGAAGCTGTCGGGGCAGTCATCGTGATCCGTGGCGCCGTAGTTCAGCAGCTCCTGCCAGTAGGGCTCCCAGTTGATCCAGCGATTCCAGATCACGCGGCCAGTCTGGAACAGGCCCAGCACGCCGCGGAAGCGGGAGAGCTTGTCACCCCGGTAGCCGGTGACGCCACGCAGGACGAGGTTGTGGAGCGTGCGCTTGTCGTGCAGGATCTCCTTGGCATCGGCCTGCATCGACTGCTGGTAGCTGATCGCCTCGATGTTGATCGTCACTGGCACATCGGTGGGGAACCAGTCGATGGTGCCGTCCGGCTTCTCGTCGCCTTCCACCAGCAGGCCCCAGTCCGCCAGCAGCTCGCAGAGGGCATCGATCTTCTCGAGGTTGCCCATGGAGCGCAGGCGACGGAAGTCGATCAGCTCCACCTTGTCGCCATTGATCCCGGCGAGCGTCATCACCGTCCAGTCGTTGCGCTCCTTGAGGCCGCTGCTCAAGTCGATGCCAACGCAGAGGCCGTCATACTCACTGCTGAGATCACCAAGTTTCAGCCAATCTTCTGGAAAATCGATCTCGGATCGCGAGACCGGTTGGTTCATGAACTGGAATGAGAATGCGATCATGTCTTCAGATCGCAGTTTCTTTAGATGCTCTAGTGTGTAGAACTCTGGCCAGTAAGAATGCTCGATTCCATTGTCGTCAGTGACAATCGCCTGCTGAGTGATGACGCGCCAACCGTTTTTCTCGCAAAAAGTGGTAGCGAAAATGTCAACCGTCGAGAAGCGAGTGCCAAGCGCGATGCAGCGCCCGCCTTCCAGCAGGGTGGGCTGCACCACCTCCTGCCAGTTGGTGATCAACTTGCGGCGGATCTCCGGGTTCTGGATCGACTCTGACGACTTGACGACGTCATCCAGCACGATCAGCTGCGAGCGGCGGCTGGTGATCGAACCCGACAGGCCCTGGCCCACAAGGGTGTAGGGATCGTCGCCGGCCACCTCGATCTGCGCGTGATCCATGTCGATCGCCCACAGCTCATCCGACTGGCGGGCCTTGGACAGCCGCACCATCGGGAACACCTCCTGGTAGGCGCGGGAGGAGATGATCGCCTTGATCGTGTGGGACCTCGAGCGGGCGATGTCCAGGCTGTAGCCCAGGTAGAGGAGCCGCAGCATCTTGCGCTCCTGGGCGTGGATGCCAATCAGCCAAGCGACCAGCATCCCCAGCACGGTGGACTTGGCACTGCCCCGCGGAGCCAGAACGGCGGTGTTGGGGCCGCCGCAGCGCAGCAGCTGGGTGGTGTCCACCCCGGTGACGAACTCCTCGACCCAACGGCGGTGATGCTCGGCGTTCGGCTTGCCCAGCAGCTCACAGAAGGCGCTGAAGTCGGTGCGGGCCTGCCGGATCAGCGGCGGGACTTCCAGTTCGACCCGTGTCACGCCTGACGCCAAAGCCTTGGCGCGGCGCAGGTGAGCCATGGAAAGCTCAATACTCATCGCTGCTTTGCCAGTCGAGGCGCGAGTTGGCCTGCGCGATGCAGCCTCCAGGCGTGCTGGTAGCTCAGCCCCAGAGAAGCAGAAGCCTCGACGAGCGGGATGCGCGAAGAGCCGAGATCGACGACCACTGTATTACGGCGATTGCGGCAGTTTTCACGAGGTGTAACCCAGTGACAGTTAAGAGGAGTGTAGTTCCCATCGTTATCTATTCGATCTATCTGGTGTGACGAGGTGGGCAAAAGACCCATGTCGCAAATGAAAGACTCAAAACTGGCGAGCCACTCTTCGCAAACCGAAATGCCGCGGCCGCCGTAATCGGGATACGACAAGTCTGAGGGATCATGGCATCTTTTGATCATGTTGAGATAACGAGTGTATTCGCCACTGTGATGATCCGCGCGAGCGTGTCCGTGCTTAAGATTATTCCCCTCCCTCTTGATGCACCCGCAACTCCGAGACAGGCCTCGGACCAGGCTCTTGACCAGCACTGGCTTTTCAACATCGCTTCCGCAGGTGCAGCGCACAAGCGTGGCTGGCTCGTAGTGAACGCCACTGCTACAGGTTGCGCTGGGGTAGCCGATGTCGGGCGCTGGGCCGACAACTCGCCAGCGCCCGAAAGCCGAACCTGGAGCTGGCTGCGGCAACCGCTTGGATCCCTTGCGGGCCTGACGCTCCTCCTTCTTCCAGCAGCCGCAGCTCTTGGCATGGCGGCCAAGGTTGCTGGCGTTCACCAGCACACAAGCCCGGCCGCAATCGCACTCACACCACCAGCGAGTCGTTTTCCCGGAGTTGGGTCCTCGCCTGAGGACCGTCAGCCTCCCGTGCCGCTCCCCAGTCCTGTCCCGTAAAGTCGATCCCATCAGCCTGCTGCTCAGGTTGGTCACGCCGCAGGTGTTCCACCACGCTGCGGCACCCCACAACTCTAGTTCACGCCCTAAGGGCCTGCGAACAATTCCAGTGGATGGCTGGGCGATTTGTTCAAAGGAGGCCTCGCGGGCGCGAGGAAAAATCATCAGAAAAAAATCGGGGCGTGCAGTGAGGGTATCTTGCGATTCGACAACGGCACAGGCATCAACCCTGATGCTTCGCCTCGATGTCCGCGAACACGCTTTCGACCGTGGCCTCGATTGCCGGCCACACGTTGGCGTCACGGCCGAACACCTTGCGCAGGCTCTTGGCTGCCAGTTCGACGCCGGCCAGCAGGAGGCTGCGGCGATCGTGCGCATTCACCTCACGGGAGAGGTGCTCGATATGACCGCGGAGTTCCTTGCTAAGATAGGCGATCTTTGTAGGGCTATCTCCTAATCGAATCTTGCCTTCTTCCACCGCGCGGCGGATTTCGGCGATGTCATCTGTGAGCGCCATGATTTCCGTTTCAAGGATGGCGCGGTGGTCCAATTTCTTCCAGCGCTGCAGCGCAAACGCCTCCCAGTCATCGATGGAGGCCTCCAGTCCCATCAGGCTGGAATAGAGGTAGGAGGCGACGATGGAGCGCTCCCCGGCGGCGTACTGCAGCACAGCGGAGCGCTTGCGCTCAGGCAGTGCCGTCAGCCAGGCCTCGACCGGTTGCTCGTGGCGGACCAGCAGTGTCATCGGCGGCTGTAGCGAACAGCGAGGGATGCAGCGTGCTCGCGATCAGACATCCCCGTCTTGCGCTGCTCTTCTGCCGTGCGGGAGACGGTAGCGCGATCCTGCTCGCCTCGAGCGCCGATGCTGAGCCGATCCTGGGCGCCCTGCGTTTCCATGCCACGGCGTTGCTGATCGCCCTGGGCGGCGTAGTTCAACCGATCCTGCTCGCCCTGCAGCCCCACCCGGCGGGATTCCTCTTCCTGCGCAAAGCGAGAAGCGCCGGCCTGCAGCTCCGTGCTGCGCACGCCAGCGTCGGAAGCGTAGCGGGAGGCGCCAGCCTGAAGTTCCGAGCTGCGCACTCCAGCATCGGAGGCGTAGCGGGACGCGCCGGCCTGCGCCTCTGCGGCATAGCGAGAGGCATCGGCCTGAAGACCCACGCCACGCAGTTCATTCTCCGAGGCATAGCGCGCGGCGTCAGCCTGCAAGCCAGTGCTGCGCACACTCGAATCTGAGGCATAGCGGGACGCATCAGCCTGCAAGCCGGTGCTGCGCACGCTTGAATCAGAGGCGTAACGAGACGCGCCAGCCTGGGCTTCTGCTGCGTATTTCGACGCCTCAGCTTGAACGCCGACACCCCGGAGTTCATTCTCCGAGGCGTACCTGGTGGCGTCTGCCTGCAAGCCGGTACTGCGCACGCTGGCATCTGAGGCGTAACGGGAGGCGCCGGACTGCGCGTCAGCGCCATAACGAGAAGCATCTGCCGCTGCATCAGACTGATACATCGAAGCGCCAGCAGCGATGCCGGCACGACGGGTATCGGCGTCCTGGCCGTAGTTGCTGGCCGCGGCCCGGATCGCCTCCACATCTGCCAGGCCGCGATTGGCCGTCTCCTGCGTCAACCGCGCCTGAGTGCCCTGCTCCTGCAGGTTGGCGCGGTTCTCCGCGCCTTCGGCGGCGAGGTAATCCTGCGAGAGACGATTGGCCTCCTGCATGCCGGCAATCTTGAACTGGTTTTCACCCGTCATCAGATCCAGGGTGTTGCGGCGATCCAAATCAGCCGAGAGCTGCATCGTCTCCCGCTCCTGATTGGATGACTTGTCCATCAACCGTGAGGTGACGTCATAATTGAGACCCTTCTCGGCAGCATTCATCTCGAATGCGTCCTTGTAGGCACCGCGATCGGCATTGAGCTGATCGGCATTGACCGACCAGTTAGCGATGTCGGAATAGGCTTCGTCCCACCAGTTTGCCATGTGTGCTCTCCTTAAAGATTAGCGGCGGACTTGGCGATAAGCGACAAGGCGCCGAGCACCTGAGTGCGGCGACTGTTGCGCTTGTCCAGCTCCATCTGCTGCTGGAAGTGCTGATCATCCAGCAGGAGCTTGGAGGCGTTTAGCTTATTGCTGGCCTCAAGCTGTTTGTTGCCTTGCTCGATCTGGGCAAGGCCAAGTGTGAGCTGATTGCTTGCAATGTCGCGATCAAGGCCAAGCTTGTCTCTGTTGATTTCGTTGCCTTCTTTTCTGGCGGCAGTGACCTCGCCAAGCTGAGCAGTTTGAAACGCGCCATTTTGTTGAATTTGCCTTATTTCCGCCAGAAGCCGCTGTCCGTTTTGCTCTAGCTCTGCCAACCGTAGTCCATGCTCTTTGTTCCACTGATCGTTTCTCGTTCGCTCCGCTTTGTCAGAGCGTTCTTGAAGAGTCGTTCTTTCGCCTTGATCTGTTAGTCGAGCCCTTTCGGCATTCTCATTATCCCAACTGTATTTACCGCCCTCTAGCTTTGTGCGATCATTGGTGCTAAGATTGAAGTAGACGTTATTGCCTTGCGCGTCTTTACCGACGCGTCGATACCCTCCGCGGCCTCCATCTGCTGATTGCACCCACTGAGGTGATGCGCCACTCGTGATGTCGCCGGTCCAGCGATCACGAGTAATGCCAACAGCCCCTTGATCGCCGGTTGTTGGCGGAGTATCGCTATTGCGATTCAGGGTTCCCGGCGTCAAAACGACCCACGGATTCGAGGACGGCACGAATCACCAACTGCTGCTGAGCGACAGGGTATGGCTCAGTCGATGAACAACCCTGCTGCGCCCACTGCCATACCAGCAATGGCGCCGAGGGTGCTGCCGCGGCGGGCCTTCTCCTGATCGATCGCCAACTTGGCCTGCTTGACGCCGGCGGCGCCGCTGATGCCCTGCTGAGCGATGCCGCCATAGGCGCTGACGATCGAGTTCGCCAGGGAGCCGTAGGAGCTGATGCCCTGCTGCGCTGTCTGGGCCGCGGAATTGATGATCGCGGCATCGCGCTGCGCGGAGGCGCCGGCGGACGCCGCGGCCAGCCCCGCCCAGTTCTGGGTGTTGCCCAGGGCGGCCTGGGCGAAGTTGGCGCCCTGGGGGGCAACCCCATAGTTGCCGCGGCCCTGGCTGGTAAGCAGGTTGCCGTAGTCGAAAGCGGCTGGCATCAGCGGAGACCCTGGAGGTAGGACTGCATCAGCAGAGCGTGCGTCTGATCAGCGCGAGCCTGAGCAATCCGGGCGTTTTCCTGATCGCGGATCATGCGCATCGCCGGGCTGTTCATCTGCTGCAGCGCCGCTTGCTGCTGCTTCTCGAAGGCGGTGTCGATGAAGGGATCGAGAGCCCGGCCGATGCCGCCGGCCCAGCCAGTGTCACCAGCCTGGGCCTTTTCGACAAGGCCAGAGACGCCAGAGGTGAGTGCGCTGCCGACGCCGCTACCAAGCATCGAGCCGATGCCGGCCCCGATCACCGTACCGAAGCCTGGAATGACACTGCCGATCGCACCGCCAATCGCGGCGCCAGCAAGGCCGGTGCCGCCTTGAATTGCCGCACCGCCGACGCCAGCCTGATTGAAGCCATCCATGGCTCCGGTGACAGCAGGTAGAACGGCGCCGCCGACGGCCAAGGCTGGCGCCGCCCAGCGAGCCGCACCGCCAAGACGAACAAGACCGCGGCCGAGATTGGGCATTCCTGCGCTCTTGGCAGCGGCTCCGACGCGAATCAGGCCGGCACGAGCGGCTTCACCAATGCCCAGATCCACGGCGCCCAAGGCCCGATCGACGCTGCTGCCAGCACGCTTGGCGACCTGCTTGGCGGTGGCGGCAGCCCCCTTGGCGGTGGAGGTGCCAGGCCCGCCGCCGCTCAGATTGATCGATTCCTCAAAGGCCCTGGCGGGAGTGCCGGCGCTGCCGACGCCGCCCAGATCGACCGACCCGGAAAGGCCATCGGTAGGGGAGTGGGTAGCAGCAGGGAGGGCGGCCGTGCTGCGAGCGGCCCTGGAAGGCGGCTCAATCAGATCCAGGCCACTGGAGGCCAGCTGGGTGACGGCATCCAGGGCCGGTGAATGAACTGCGCTGCTGTCTGGATCAACGGGGCGCTGCACGATCGGGACCGTGGCGGCGTCACCCCAGGGATCGTCAAGCACGGCGCCAGCAGCGACAGGGACACGCTGAGCAGCGGCAACCACTGGAGCGGCGACTGCCGGAGCAGCAACAGGAAGACCGCGCCCTGCAGCACGAGCGGCAACGGAGTTGACGGCATCGCCGACCAGGCGGCGATCGGCATCGATGCCGTTCAGGACGCCTTCAAAGCGTGGGGAAAAAGGGGGCGCAACGACCTCACCTTGCAGACCACCGGCAGAGGGGGGCGTGCCGCCTTGGCGGGCCGCTACGCGAGCAGCGACGGAATTGACGGCGTCGCCAACCAACTGCCGATCAGCGTCGATGCTGCTCACCACACCGGCAAACCGCGGGCCGGCGGGAGCTGTAATGGCAGGCGCAACCGGAGGGGCCTGCACCGGCTGGAGCAAGTGATCATCGGGATGCGGCTGCGCACTCAGCGAGCGGTATGTCA